GCTTTGGGAAATGGATTCGCTGTGAGACGTGCTCTCAGAAATAGAGCAATCGCTCTCGCTAATGCTATTGCTCTCACTAATGCTTTCGCTCTCGCTAATGCTTCCGCTCTCGCTAATGCTTCCGCTCTGGCTTTCGCTCGGAGACGCATCATCATCAAAAACAATGTTGCCATCACAGACTTTTCCAAAGTTTATTAATATTTTGCCGTATAAAAACTGCGAATTAATTGGTTTGCCTTCAATCGTGTAATTTGCTGGGTCTGAATTGTCGATTTTATAATTATAAATGTCAAACAACTTAAGCATTTTGGAATAATCCTGTGCATCTCTTCTTTTATTATTGAAGTCAGGTCCTATGTCAATGTTGCCCTCGCAACCGCTCGAATAATAGATTTTACTTTCCCTTACATCCTCTAAATCAATAGTATAGTAATACAAATTCCCATCGTCTTCATCAACTTCAAAGTCTATTGCTGGCGTAATTCTTAGCAATCTGGTCGGTTTTTTTCCCTTCTCACTCATTTTATTTAAAAAAAATAAAATTATTTTTTCAAATCCACCGAGCGGTTATTTAGGAACAATCAAAGTTTAACGACCCCCAGTGTTCTGGATAATCATCTCATTTGGGAAAGATCTGAGAATTTCGACCGTTTGTCTTATCTACGATAGTGTCTATGATCATTCTTCCGCTGGTGATAGTCCCGTTAATTTCTACTTTTGGTTCGTTGTTCGCGTACGATTCCCGGAAGCCGTAAATAAATTGAAATTCTCCCGATGCATCTGTACGTAACGTAATTTGAGAAACGGGTAAGCTTGGGTCGTCGTCCTCGCCTAAATCTTCCCATTTTGGAACCGTACCATCCTCTGGTACTGGTGCAAAGTAATACCCACTATATGGCGTATCCGCACACTGGATTTCGCCGGTGCTATCATCGCCATCATTCAAATATTTATCACATGCGGTAAATATATTAGATGCTCCGCAGTAGTACTGACCATCTTTTTTGTCCGTTTCTCCAAAGCCAAAGCCCTTTCCTCCGAGCAGTAGTAGCGTCGTTTTATAATTTTTATCATCTGAATCGAAATATTCGCATGGGTTAGTTTTATTTTTACCGTCTATAGTATGCATGTCACCATAGTCGTCCAAATATATTTTAACCCAGAACATGCCTATGATGGAAGTTTTAAAACCAGACTCAACCTGGCCGGTAATAAATTCCCAGTCGTTTGCTGACCACAGGCCATCGAACTCTCCATCACTGTGTTTACTGCTTGCGTGTAACGATAGTTGATTCATGACGTAAGTTTCGCCATCGATGTTAGTCGTGGGCGTACATATCGTTGCAAAAGCCCCTCTCTTATAATACCACGTTTTGTGGTTTCCGTTTTCTAACTCGTCTTCTAATTCAATATGATTGTCGCACGGGTTTTCACACCCAAAATCTTCAATGACGAATCTATCATCATAATCTTCGCCCATAATATAGCCATCCGTCGGGTCATCGTAATTAAACGCATCTCGGTCCGTGCACACATGAATCACATCTTCGCAACAATTCCTCACAGACCCATCTTCCCTATAGCAAGAATGATCCTGACCACTTTGTCCATTATCTAAATCATTATTATATTGTTCAGAGCATGTCGGGCACCAGTTATCGGGGGGGGCGCCTCTAGCCAAGTTAGCAAGATTACCGGATGCCACAACTGCGCATCCATAACAGTCGAGGGCGTCGGTATTACCCTCAGTAGCGTCTGCTTTATAATTGAAAGCCTTGTCGTCTTTGCAACCCAAATAACCGCACATGCTTTCGTCGTGGTGATCGCAGTCGTCATCGTCACAAACAGGATTTTTTGCCGCATCTAAGGCTAAGTCGCGCTCTTTACCATCTTCCGTGCAGCCCTTCCATTCACATATATCTATATCGTCGTCTGTGCATCTGTTAGAATCTGAATCCGTGTCGGATAAAGTCGGGTCGCAAACATTTGTAGCATATTTTAGTAACAACGTCTTCTCTGCATCCGCGAATTCTTCTCTCACATTGGTGCCGGAATCTGGAAAACATCCACGTATGACACACGTACCGTTGTCGATAAGCTGCGGCTCTTCGTCTATAACCTCCTGGGCTATATATGTCCCATCACTCAATTGATATCGATTGTCCGCTTTTTCATGCGTACACGTTTCTATTTTGCAAAAAGAGTTATTTTTTTGCAAACAATAGGAGATATCAGCCACCGGACTGTCGCAATAATTATTTGCCCCTTCATAGTCGCAACCCGCATATGTACAATCCGCCGCAGTTCCTATGTTGGCATTTGGAGTCACATCCGCCGTGCCTATTAACGTCCATCCGTCCTCCTCACTGTTTGCACTAAACTTATAATCAAAATCGCCGGCAGTGTCGGGATCGTTACTTTTAAGCACATATTGAAATTCCGGCAGACAGCCCCTATATTCACAACAACCATTATTTACTTCCAAGCCTTCATTCAAAGGATCATATCGAACTTTGGTCCCATCAATGTCAGTGTACACGAAATTTCCCGCGCAATCCTGATTTCTATTGGAATTGTACTTTGACGTTTCCTCCGCGCTTCCCGGATCCGCCTCAAGATCTACACAACCTGGTATTGATTCTACGCAACATCCGTAATCGTCGCCATTCTCTTCCCCAGCACAATCTACATTATACTTATCCCAATAGTAATACTCGTCATCGCCGTTTCTCGGTTTTACGACGCCGGCTTGGTGAACACTTATAGCATCGGTTTTTCTACAGCCTTGGTATTGGCAATCTCCTTGTAGAGGTGTTGGTGATGGAGTGCCATCTGGAGTGCCATCTAGTAGTGTGTAAGCTCTATTTGGGTTAGCCGGATTATTTGTATTTGCAGCTGAGTTATAATTAAGCAGGGTCTCGTCGGATGTGTCGTCCATGCATCCATACACCATTTTTTCGCAGCCATGATTATAAGTCGCGTCTGGGTTGTAATTTATGTTTTCAATCGCAATGCCGTCGTAATAATTAACAGGGTCCATACAACCAACAATATATGGCACACAGCAACTCACGCAGTCGGGGTTATCTGGCTCAGCAGCATTTGGATCTCCACATGATTGGTGACAATCAGGGCAATAGTTACTATACTCCAACAACGCCGGAGCTGCATCCGGGTCTACAACGCCTGAAAACTGTGTTGTACACCCGTAGCAACAATTATCGCATGGTATTGATATAGCGCCTGACTCAACCGCTTCTTTATCATAATTTTCAGCGTTTTTCATCATACATCCCACCGCAGAATTTTCAGCGGGCGGGGGATTGTAGCAGCAGTTGGTGCATGATTCGGTTGCTGACGCATCATAATTTGCAAAAGTGGAGTCCATGCACCCCACTTTGGTATAGTCGGAATTAAAGCAGCAATTCGGGTTATCCTCGTCGTCGAGAGTGCATGGGGTGTTAGCCAATTCGTTAAAATTGTCATAACTATCAACAGTGCACCCTACTATGTTATCCCTGCACGCATATTCGCAATCACTGCAATCATCTGGACCAAAGAGGTCTTCAGCATCGCGATAGTAACAGCAATTCTCACCATCAGCATTTGCAGGACATTGTATTGTAGCAAGTTCATCATAATTAGCAGCGTATGATTCCATGCATCCAACGATTTCCATGTCTTTACAACCGCAATCAGTATCTCCGTAGTCTTGGCCCTTGTAATATGAGTTGATGTCCTTTAATGCTTCAGGGTCAATAAAATTTCCTGTTGCGTCCTCATATCCTAAGTTGAGAAATCTAGCAAGTCCGTCGAATTCCTTGCCAACGGGACAACTACCTGAAGGGCTAGTATCTTTCATGCAATCGACTCTAAACTCTAGTTCATCTGGATCATTTGCATCCCTTGGCGTACCATGTAGGTAAGCGTCGGAAGGAACGAATCCACACGGGCAATATACGTTGGGTATTTTGTTAACCGTTCTATATTCGGTATGTTGATTTGGGTTTTCAGCACATTCACAAACTCCCGTATCACTGTTCCGTTGTACTATTTCACCCGGCACATCACAATCAACAGTTATTTGTGTAAATTCGATGGTATTTGGATCAACCAAAGACCATTCATATTTGTATCCACACGGCACATTTTTCAAAATTAAGTCGTTTGTATTTATGGGGTTCGTTGGTTGATTTATACTACACGAAATATATTCATCGGGTACCGTTAAAACGAGTCCACAAATAATTGAATATAGGATAATAATCATGAATATGTAAGTTATGATGCGATTTTTTAAATTTACTTCTTTCCAACCCGACATTTCTATTTCAAAATAAAAAAAAAATTTTTTGTAAACCAACTATAAGAGAGATTTGATGGAAACTTTTGAAGAAGATTTTATCACGCAAATAAAAATGTCGCAGAAATTTCCAAGTATTTTTTCTGGGATCCGAACTCGGGGTAGACATAAAAAAATTAACAAGCTACAAAAAAGCATCAGACGGATTGATTCGGCCCTTAAAAATAAATCTAGAAACGACCGCGACCCAATAACCATGGAGCTAATATGCGATTGCGCGCCAATTTTTAGCGTGGTGACGGAAGCTGGCCATAAATATTCGTTTGATGCAAAAAATTTATTGAACTACGTTTTAGTTTCTGGAAAAGTTCAAAATCCGATCACCAGAGATCCTTTCAACGACATAGAAGCACACCGCTTGGCAAAATTGTGCAACTACCGGGGTGCGCTCGATGCCGCGAGACCTGATCCTAACGAAAACGACCATTTCCTAAACGTTATATTTGGTGAATTGTGTAGTTTGATGGACCAGCTTGTGGATTTTTGCGCAAGTCATCATACAGAGGAATTGATTGCGAAACAAATAATTGATTCCATGCCCGGCATTGAAGATTTGTATAATATTATGTTGGATTCCGCTGGACTAGACAACACAAGGGAAAAAATAAATACTCTATTGATGCGATTACGTTTGTTGATAAATAATAATAATGCCGTTCACTTTAATGTGGGTGGTCTGCGCATTTTAGAAAATTTATTTTCTAAGACTATCTTATCTGTCAACGAAAGATGGCAAAGGGTGACGAGAAGACGCTTGCGATGAGGTTAGACAAAGATCTTAAAAACTTTGCTCTGTGCTTGGTGGCGTGCAACGACCCGGGCTTGTGTCATAATTTATTAGAAGTTTCTAAATATTTAAAAACCGAGTGCATGAAAATAAGCGCGTTATATGCAAAAATATGCGCGACGTGTGGGAAAAAAACATGCGATTGTTGGAAAGAAATAAATTGCAAGCAGGTGATTCGGCACGGCATCACTTCTTTTGAAATAAATTACTTTGGAGTAAATTTAGTGACGATGTGGCAGCAGGTTAAATTTTTAGGATCTAGTTTTTGTAAATTGAAAGATAATGAAAAAATTATTTATTCGTTGTGTTTAGATCTTTGGTTGTGTATTTCTTCTTGGATTTTTGGGCATAAAATCATGTATAGTATTATGAGAAAAGCGCTTTTGTCGAGAGGAAAAAAAATGCAAGCTAAAAGTTTTAGGCTGCCAATAGTGCTATATTTAGAAAAAACCCCTTATATTGAAATTGGAAGATATAATAGGTGCACAAAAAATACAGCCACTAAAATAAAAAAAAACGTGCCAAATATGAAACAATTGCTACAAGAAAATTGCTGTTGTATAAATGATTTGTACGTAAAAAAATAATTTTGCCTAACAACACATGGGTTTCCATTTTCAAATAAGCCAAAAGAGGGGCACTCAAGACATAAGCGTTCTATTTACCAAAAACCAACAAGAAGACGCAGACTTTGAGAAGGTAGAAGTGGTGTATGTTGACAGGTTCGACAAAGTTCTTCCAAAACTAGACACCGCGTCACTAAATCCATCTTTTGAAAATTCAACCACGTGCACGGCCTCGACAGGTTTGACGAAGTCAACAGTTTTGATAAAAAACGTTGCGTCGGGGGGTAAAACATTTTACTTGTCCGTGACTGATTGTAACGGCGCGGTGGTCACTTACCAAGCAAATTATACAGTACGACCGTGGTGGTGGGACAGTATTGCATCTTTATTTGTGATGATTTTGTTGATCATTGGGTATTTCCTGCTCGTTGGTTTTGGTTTGTGGGGCGCCATACGTGTGCAGTACAGAATCTCGAGAGAGGGAGTTGGGCGTAGCGTTGTGTCCTGGCTGGGCTTTGCGTTAGGATTTCTGATGCCTACTTTGCAAGGCATACCGATAGCGATAGGATTTACGAACCCACCGAGTTCGGGGGGGCCGACTGCAACAATTCAATGACCGTAATATATAATTTTTTTTTGTTTTCATTATTTAAAGATGCTACTGCTAATAGCATGTATATTTGTTGCGTTATTCATAATGATGTCCATAAGTGGATTTTTATATTCAAAGAGCGATTCTAGGGAAGTGTCGGCAATAAATTTGTCAGAAATTCAAAGTAATCAAGATTTTGAGTTGGTGCCTAGTTACACAAAAGCCAAAATTCAGAAAACGGGCTACAAAATTCCGTTTGTAATTCATCAAACGCATAAAACACGTCGAGTGCCAGCGCGAATGTCACGCGCCGTAAAAGAATGGGTGAACAAGAATCCAGAATTTGCGCACAAATATTACGACGACGATGCCTTGCAGGACTATGTCTACAAACACGGAAGTTTAGATGTTGTAAAAGCGTTTGACACAATAAAAAATAGATATCCCAAAAAAGGAGCTATGCGTGCAGATTTATTCAGGCTTTTGCTAATGAAAAATGAAGGCGGCGTGTATGCAGATTGCGACACTACGCCAAAAATCAGTCTTATTAAATTGTTAAAAAGTGACGACCAGTACTTGACTGGCGTAGGAAGAAAAAATGATTTTCACCAATGGTTGATAATCTGCGTTCCAAATCATCCATTCATTTCAGAGGCATTAGATCTGGCCGTCGAAGCTATCCTACGAGATAAACCCGCGAGGGGCGGCATAGGTCGCGAGGCGGGCTTTGCGGGACCACCGATGCTCAATAGAGCTGTCGTGACTGTTTTAAAAAGATTTTCTAAAATAAAACATACTAATAGTGGCGTGCACAAAATTGACAACAACTATAATTATAGAGTGATTGAAGGAGATTATTTAGGAGGTCATGTCAATTTTAAATACAGGGGTTACAATCAGGACATGAAGTTGTTGGGTCTGAAACATTGGTCATCTAAGTAATCAGTTCCGTCAATAAGCGTTTTATTAATCCATAATTTGGTTTTTCGTCAAACTCTAGTTGCGATATGTGTTTTGCTATCATTTGTATTTGCCTCGGACAATCCTTGCATAACGTATCTTCAAAGAAATTTTGATTTTTGACTTTTGCGACATTTTTTTTCTTGTTTTTTTCTGATTGCCATGGAAGTTTTCCTTTGAGCATGTACACAAGAATAAATAAAAATGATTGCATATCGTCTCTTCGACTGCTCTCTATGCCATAGTGCGAATACGTAGAACAATATCTAATGGTGCCGGTTATTCCAGTTTTGTTATCGCAATACGGAATATGCGAGCCAGTTTTGTCCAAGTATTTTTTTGCAAGACCAAAATCTGCAATATAAATATCAGCGTCAGAATGACCGAGCATGATGTTTGCAGGCTTTAAATCTCTGTGAAGAATTCCGCGATTATGAATATTTTGTAAAATATTAAGCAATCCTAATCCGAGGTGGCTAGTCTCAATGATCGACAATGTGCGATGTTGCAACACGCGTTCTAAATCATCTCCTAGTTTATCTATAATGATGGCGGGGTATTTGTTATTATTTTTAGATTGAATGTAACCACTCCAATGTAATTTAGGTATGCCGCGGATGACACCGTTGCGGTGTATCCAAGACAACACGTCAGCTTCGTATATCACTAATTCTCGCTTTCTTTTTCCGCTTCTAATATTTGACGAATCTACCTTGATAGCAATATCATTTCCAGTGATGGAGTCTTTACCGGAAAAAACTTTTGAAAATCCCCCGGATCCTATTTTTTCCAAAATATTGTAACGGTTTTCAATTTTCATAAACACGAGATATTATTTAAGTGTAATAAAAAAAAATTATAGAGTTATTTTCTAATAACGCGTTAACACAGCATTTATTTAAAAAATAAGTCTATAAAACTATGGCAGATATTCCATTGTCAGTAGACAAATCTAAAAATGATTCGATACAAATGAGTGCCGCTTTTGCCAAAAAACATGAAATGAAACAAAAAGCAAAAGAGGAAGGTGCAACAATAATAGAAGTTCCGTTGCCCGATGCCCCGGGCGCCACTCGCCACGGTGGCATCCCGGCCGAAGCGGTCGGTCAGATGGCGAGCATCATTGCAGAACGCGCCGACGACATAAGAAAGGCAAATCCTAAACTTACAGACGAGGTGGTGCGCACTATGATTGTTGTGCACGGTGGGGACAACGTAGAAAAGTTCATTAAAAAATATCCTGCAATTTTTCACACGTTTACTGCCAGAGAAACAAAGGGCGAAGAACGGGGAAGGATGATGCAAGTCATCAAATTAAAAATGCAGCTTGAAAAAGGAAATATAACTCCCGATGAGAGTCATTGTCTCCTTGCAGATTTGTTTGGAGTAAATGCACAACAGAGACAAGAGCTTCGAAAAAGCTTGCAAGAAATAAACGCAAAAAATAATAATAAAGATAACAAATGAGTAATATTTGGCTGGTCGACAACAGAGATTTTAACGCACCCTATTTTTCTAATAAAAACTCTATGACTAATAAGCTTATTAGTTTGTTGAGGCAACACGGAAATTTGCTTATTGTTAATCAACGTAATTACGACAAATTATGCTTTGATTCCGTTAACCTAATAGTTTTGTCGGGAAGCGATTATCGTATTAATAACCCTAGACATTTTGATAGAAATTCTTATTTTGCGTGCTCTGTGCTCGAAAAAGCGCTAGAATACATGATGAAGCATGCCAATAAGAAAATAAGCGTTCTGGGGATTTGCTACGGCATGCATCTTCTTGTTCGATTTTTTTATGGAACCGTACATACTAGCGAACACCACATAAAAAATGTGAGCCAATATTCTAATCCCAAAGAAATATATTTAAATTACCACGATTACGTTACAGAGGCGCCCGAACCTTTTGTTCGAGATAACGAAGACGACGCGAATTTGCATGTCTTATCCATGTCCTGGCCCTCTTTCGGGTGGAAGGGCGTTCAATTCCACCCCGAGGGAAGCGATTACGGCATCGGGTGGTTGCATAATTTTGTGGCCAGGTCGCTAGGAATGAAAAACGCGAGCTAATATTTTGATCTTTTAGCACCCGTCTCTACGTTTCTAATATTTTCAAGATCTTCTGGCAACCAAATTTCCTCTTTGTAATCTTCGTCGGTTTCGTAACAAACTGGTATGCACCACTGCACGTTGTCAAAATTTTTGTTAGGTTTTCCTCGAGCACCTGTCTTCCTATTGTTAAGCTTGGTCTGCCGCACATGTCCTGTCACGAATACCTTGCCCCAGCCATACCCCTTGTTGTTAACTTCAAACGATATCCAAGTCCTAGGATCCGATGCAATCGTAAGAGCAGAACACGTATCGAGCGCTCTCTTTTTTGAAACCACGGTTTCTTCCAATTCTTCCGATTCTTCCGATTCGTCCAATTCTTCCGATTCGTCCAATTCTTCCGATTCTTCCAATTCTTCAAAAAAATCTTCCTCTTCTGGACTTTTGTTTAAAGAATTGACAGTTTCGGCCGTTAAAGGTTCCTTATATTTTTGTGGAGCGATTGGTGTCGTGCAAGCTGCCAGTTTTTGCTCTTCGGGCTCAAATTTAAAACGCGCCATTCGTTTTATTGTCTGAAAAGTAATTATGTCTTCAAAAACGCCCTGGCGGCAATCGCAATCCTTATTACTATCGTCAAGAATGTAAAGTTTTTTTGCAACAACAAGATCTTCCCACTCTGCGCGCTGCTTGTGCATACGGGAAGGTGGATCAATCCAATGCTGCCCACGTAAGCTCCATTTTTTTATGTCTTCAATGTTCATGTTTTCGTTCCACAGTTTTGGAAACATCTCGTGTAGACAAATGATGTGGGCAACATTAATTCTTCTGAAGGGATCGTCGCTGCCCAATTCATAATTATTTTTTTTCAAATTTGTTAGAGCGTCGTCCAACAAATTTTTTTGATGAAATAAATGAACATGTTCCGGTGAGCACATATTTCGCATCTGCAGTAATTCTACAGTAATTAAAGGGGCATGCTTGAGTAATGATTGTAATTGCTGACAAGTGATTTCAGAACTTAGGGGAACGGGTGGTTGCACGTAATGCCAGGATTGGCTATGGTTTAAACTTCCATAGCCCAAAAAACTTCTCGTATAACTTTTTATGATATGATTTTCTATTCCTGGCATGATTTCATCATTGCGTAAATTTTCAAAAAGCAGGCGCAATATGTCAAATCTATGCTGTTTGATTTCTTTTTTTTGAGATAAACACCAGGTTGCTTCGACAACGTATTCTCGAAAATAATTAGGATTATTTCTCCAATTATTATAGACATCTTTGATAGATAAAAACGAAGCATCGCTCATATTTTGGGGCAAACAATGCCAGTTGCATACGCTGCTGTGAAGATAGATATAATCTGCTTGATTTGCGATGCGTGGGATTGTTTTTTTCATGATAGAAATGTCGCAAAGTATCATAGAAACCGTGCTAATTAGATCGTGAGTACGAACTGGTGCAGAATATTGTTGATAGCTTTGTTTATCTAAAATATGTTCAGCTTGTTTCGCTATCTGGGGTACATCAATCTCTCCCTTTACAATGTCTAAAATGTTTGGCCACTGTTCCTCGTTTTCTCTCATCAATTCTAAAATGGTGTGAATTTGTTTCTTTTGAATGGTTAGATCGAATCTAGTTAGTGCGTGCGAATGGTTGTAAGTTTGAGAAGAAATGCTGTAAGTGCGAGTTACAAAGTCGACTGAGATAATAAATGGAGGGTTTGAAAATTTATATTTCATGATGGACAATTGAAATTTATATAAGTTTTATGAACATAATACTTATCCTGGAGAAGACGGGTAGTATTGAATTTTTGGAGAGCTTGGATGATAATTTTTTTTGTCAAAAAAGAAGTCGCCGAATTCTGTTTTTGACGTATACGCGATGTCCGGCACGTCGACATCATCGAAAAAGTTTTGCGCTGAGCTGGTGGTTGAAGACGTGGGCGTGCCAAACCTTGATGCCGGTGGCGAAGAGTTTGGCGTTGATGGTGGCGAAGAGTTTGGTGTTGACGGAGGTGTGCAGTTTGGTGTA